CGGGAGTTTCCGCTTCGATCATGCTCCCCCCGGAGGTAAGGGGGGATGGGGCGGAAACCCCACCCCCCAAAGTTAAAGGTTAACCCAACGCGGAAACTCCCGTGTAAGCGCAGGTCGTGGCCGCGATGTCCGTAATCCGGATCAGGTCGAGGTCCGAATTGGTGTTGTGGGCGATCAGCACGATGTCACCGGCACTCATTCCGGGGCAGTTGTCCGTGCAAAAACCGCTCGTACTCGCGCACACCGTGGCGGTCGTCAGAACGTCCGTGGTGTAGTAAATCCACAGTTTAATCGGACCAACGGCGATGCAGTTCATTCCACTTGCAGCATAAGCCATCTCGTCACCTCCTAAGCAAGCGCGGTAGTGACCGACTCATCGCAGGTGATCTTGACAATCCCCTGCTCGTCAATCACGACCGCACCGCACGCCATCATCGAGTCGATCAGGTAAGCGGCTTTCTGAGGCACCCAGTCAATCCGCGTGGTGATCGCCGCCTGCTCCGCGAGGCCGATGGCCGACCGATGGTAAATGAACACGGAGCGGTCATTCGTGGACAGCGGAAGGTCGCTGTGGAAGAACCAGTTGATCCCCCGCCACCGGATGATCTGCGTCCCCTTCGTCCAGTTGAGATCGTTGACGTAATCCCGGCTGGACACCTGCGTGATGTTGACAAACTCCTCCCACGCCGTCGGGGAAAGCACACCCCAGCGGTCGCCGTCATCCGGCACGTCGTAGGCGTTCAGTTTGGAAATCGCGGTGAGAATCTTGTACTTGGTGAGTCCCTGGTTGGTCGCGGCAACCGTGTTGGTCGTCACGGCGTCCAGGACCGTGATGATGCGCTTATCGACTTCTCGACCGAGCGCAGCCGCACCCGCACGGGCCGACAGCATCCGCTCGTCGTTGTTCGTCTTCAGCTCATCGAGATTGTCAACGTACTCCGGCGCGTACTTGTCCGTGATCGTCACGTTGACGTTGGAGTGGACGGGATTCATCGGAACCACATCGCCGTTGCGGGCTTTGTCGGTCGCCGTCCCCTTTCCGAAGGTCTGGAAATAGACCGTCTGACCCGGAGCGAAAGTCTTTTTCCGCACCGTGTTCGCCAGTTTACTACCGTACTGCTGATAAGCGACCGCTACGTCGGTATCGTAATCGGTAATAAACGAGGTAGAAATGGTATTCGCCATTTTCTCGTTCTCCTTTCAAATTGACTCGCAAAACACCCGCGTGCTTTGGTTGCCATTCGTCGGGAGAACGATTGCCCAGAGGGTCGTCCCCGTTTGGATGGGCCTTGCTTGTGGTGGCTAATGGTTTACGGTTTTCGGGTTAGGCTCCCGCCGCCCACTTGTCCTCGATCAAAGCCAACTGCCGATTGTACTCCTCCACCTCCTTGATGTAGGCCGGGTCTTTCTTTCCCGGTTGATGATAGCGCGGGTCCATCTTCATACTGATCAAGCCTTCCCGCGTGTGCGTCGGCTTCGTTCCCTGCGATCCGTCCCCCGTTGACAATGCGTGTTCTCCTATCATCTGCGATGCCTTGAACATTCCACGCACCACCGCCGGATGGTTCCCGAGGCCGGTGGACTTCAGCAGCGACTTGAACTCGGAGCCGAACAACTTTTCGATAATCGCTTCGGACTGAGCGAGATTTGCCTCAAAGTCCTTGCCCCATTCCTTCTTGATAGCGACCGTCGAGGCTTCGAGAAATTCCTTCTGAGCCTTCTCATCCGCCGCCGCCTCCTGAATCACGGATTCCGTGTGCGCCTGAATAATCGCGTGAGCCGCAGCCTTTGGAATGCCGTTGGCATGAAACACCTTCGCGTATGCAGCCATGCGGTCAGCATCCCAAGCAACACCCTCAGGAAGATTATCAGGCTTCGTAAATCCGTAATCTTCGGGAGTGTCGGGCCTGCCAATCGCCTTGTGGAAGGCGTCAATGTCCTCCGGTTTTGCATTCTCGCCCGGTACGATAACGCCCTTCGCGTTCCTGAGCCTGCTCGCGTCCTTTTCGAGTTCCACATACGATTTCGCCAGCCCGTCAACTCCCTTGAATTTCTCAAGCGTTTTCTCCTGTTGAAGATCGGGCGGCAAAACGCTGCGCCAATCACCTTCCGACAGGCTTCCGGCTGAAGTGGTAACTCCGCTTTCCCCCGTTCCCTGCCCGCCCGTCACTACCGTCGTTTCTTCCGCCATCGTCCTCTCCCGCTATCTGTTCCAGCAATTCGATGATCCGCAACCCCACGATCACCCCCTCGTCGCTGTAATTCAGGGGGCGTCTCAGAATGTCCCCCCGAATCCTCTCAATACGTCCCTTCATCCACCTCCCCCTCCGGCAATTCCGGCGGCTCGCGCAAACAGCTTTCTATATCGAGAAAAACGGTTCTCCGGCCCTCTTTCAACAACGTGCAGTAAGGGTCGATCATCCCGTCCCTCGCCCCCAACGTCGCCGTCGGTGCGTCCTGTCCGCACATCTTCCGCAGGTCGTCCAGCACCGACTTCCCCGCCGGCGTGTCGAACACCGCCCGCCAACGCTGAAACCTCTCCAACCGCTTCGGGTCTTTCATCCCCCTCCCCCAAAATCTCCGTGTAAACCATCATCTGCCGTTCCTCGTCGCGGAACCGCACCACGCGACCGTCCGGGTTGATGCCCTGCCCTCTCAGCCAAATCTTCAGCATCGCCCCGCTGCCGAATCCCGCCAATTCAATGAACGGGATCACCACCTGCCGCGTCCTCATGCGTTCCCCCCGACGTTCCCGCTCAGACCGGCAAGCAGACCCGCGTTCGGGTCCGTCTCGCTCGCAATCTTCGCCCCCTCCAACACATTCGCCGCGTCCATCGTCTCCTGCTGCGCAGCCTCCGCTTCCGCCCTCGCCTGCCTGATCTTCCGCACGTCCGAAGCCTTCTCCCCGATCTTCCGCAGGGCGGGATAGAGGGTCGCCGCAAGCTCCCAGCACTTGTCGCCGTTGATCTGATCCAATATCTCCGGCTTCACCTGCGCCATCGGCAGCACCATCGAGAGCGCGTTCTGAACCTCCTGCGCCTCGTAAAGCCGTTGCGCCTTCGCAATGGGCGACAGGTAAACGATCTTGAAATCCCACCGGATGTCGGTCATGTTGGCCTGAAGCGCGTCCAGTTTCGGGAACTTCCCCCGCCGCTTCAGAATCCAGAACGACCGCACCACAATCGGCTTCAGCAATTCCTCCATGAAGCGGTTAAGCAACGGGCCGAGAATCTTTAGGTTTTCGCTTGCAATCTGCACGATCTCCTGTGCCGTGCGCGGCTGCCCCTCCTGCTGCGTCCGAAACTGCTTGTAGAAAAAGAACTCCCTGATCTGGCTCCGCTTCTGCTCGCACTTCTGCTCGAACGACGGCATCATGGCGAAAGAGCCGTTGGCGTAAAGCGTCTTCGGTTCGGACCCCTGCTTGTCCCAATTTGAATTGTAAGTGACGCCCCCCGGACCCGTCTTCACCGGCAGGGAATAACCCTCGTCAGGCAGAACAACGGGCGGGTCGGTCGCCTTCTGCCACGCCCGAAGGCCAGTCTTCTCCATCGTGTTCAGCATCTTCACGTCGGCCAGCGCGTTCCATCCCATTCCGCGCCCGTAGCCGTCGCCCGACATGAGGAACAGGCGGGGGATGGCATACGGAAATTCGTCGTAGCCGCCCTCGTCCAGAACCTCCTTTTCGGCAACCGCGATGTAAACCGATTGATAGGGTTTGTTCTTCGCGTCGGCCTTGTAATTCCCGCGCCGGTCCATCTCCCGGTCTGAGCGCGGCTGGACGACGTGAAGGATTTCAAATTCGTCCAACTGCGTGTTCGGCGTCTTGCGCTCCAACGCCTTCCGCATTTCCCGCGTCAGCGCGTCCGGACCCCATTGCTGCTCCACCTGACGCGCCGTCATGGTGTAGAGGCGAAACACCGTGTCAATCTCGCCCTCGCTGTCCTCCTCCGTGTAAAGCTGGACCAGCGGAATGGGCCGGAAATGCAGCGTCCGCTTCTTGCCCTCACCGATAAAAAGACCGGACTGACCGAAGCCGATAACCTCCTCGTAAACGCCGTCAATGTTCGTGTAAAAATTGCTCGCGTGGTACTCGCGGCTCATCACGTCGTTGACTTCCGTAAGGGCTTCCTGAATGGAGTAGTCGGCATTAAGGGCGGGTTCCGCCATCTCGATCCCGTGCCACGGAAGGGCCGCGTTCGTGAGCATTCCGTTGATCCCGGCCTTGCACACGTTGATCGCGTCGATGACCGTGCCGTCCACGATCTTGTCCATCGTCTTCGTTCCGGGCGTGGTCGTGCTGGTGAAGCCCGGACGGTTCGGCAGCATATAGTCGCGGATTTCCTGCCACACGGAGTCGGAATTTGACCGCAGCCTCTTTAGGTGCTTCAGCCGTTCGCAGCACCGCTCAACGTCCTTCTTGG